TTATTCATACATCACTTTTAGCCCTATTTCTTTGGCAATAGCATGCTCAATTCTTGCCCCCTGGCTATCCTCCCAACCTTGTAGCATATAGATACCCTCACACTGGAGTAGGTCTATTATATCCTTTGCCATATGCTTCTCCCATGGGTCTGTTTCAGATAGTCCGTTACAGAGAGGGTTGGTAACCTCGTGTCCCAGCGCACGCAGGGTGATGGCTACCTTGTCAAATAGGCGACGTACATAGTCAAGATCTGTTCCACTGATTTTGCCTGATAGGTATATCTTCATAGTTGTTCATTTTTATAGGTTCGTATGATTTTTATTACGAGTTCTTCACGAGCTTCTTTATAATTATCAAAACCTCCATTTACAATTGCTTTAGTTTTATTAATCTTTTTCTTTCTACAATCATTTATGACATAAAAATAATTCAATCCTATAGGAGAATTATATCTTCCATATTCCCATTCTTGATTAACATTTCCGTATATTTTTTTCTCTCTGAACCATTCAAAGACTTGTTCCCAAGTGGGGAGAGAAATACATTTCTTATCTCTATTAAAGTTTTCTTCTTTAAATGCAGATATATAAAAATGTAAATATCCTTGAGCTTCTCCTTCATCATAGTAACTATTTGTCTCTATCGTAACATCAAAATCATTTTCGTAATAATGAAATAAGGTAGGCTCATCAAATCCTATTGCTTTGAGTTCTTTGGCTATATCCAATGGGACAAGCCAAGTGGGGTAGTTGTTATTTTTCATATCTTTATCCTTTAAATAAATACATTGACCAACTTATGGCAATTTCTTCATTGCGATTGTCTAATTCTTTTAGTAAGCTATCTATTTCTTTGTCCTCACTAAGTTCAGGAGGAATTTGTAAATAGATCTTTTTAATTATTTCATTATGAAATTTTGTATGTTTTTCAACCTCTGAGAGGTGTGTTAGTGCCTCTTTTAAACACTTTAATAGTTCTTGCTTATTCATCTTTCACAAATTTACCGTTAATCATTTTTCCTGTTCTGTTTTTGATTTCGTTGTAAGCGATGTTCAGACAGGCTTCTAAGGTTGTGCCTTCTGATAAGGCGATACATTGGAGACCGTTAAGTATATGCTCTATCAGGTAGGAATATAAATATAGTTCATCTTGTTCATATTCTGCCTCAAATAGTTCTGACAATATATTATTAGCAGATATAGCGAATGTAGTTTGTGTGATATTATTAGGGGCTTCCATCGGATATACTTTTTCATAGTGAAAAATGAAATCCATATTTTTAAAATAGCAATAGTTAATAAGACAAATCATAGTATCACCTATCGCATCTTGGATAGCTGGCTTGTCATTTTCATAACACGCCTTGATGAGTTCACCAACTTCTTCATGTGTTTTGAGGAGTTGGTCAAATGGGGAGCTTTTGTCAAATATCCCCCTTTCTTTTGCCCACTCTTGGATAAGTGGGACGAGTTCTTGGATTGTTTTCATTTGTCAATATTTTTAGTGTTAATAATTTCTCCTAAACTAAGTACAAAGTATATTTTTCCTTCTTCTGCACCCCATTCGCTCTTTCCTGTGCCTTGGGTGATACTTTTTAGTTTCATTGTAAATTGTGGAGCATTGGTAGCATACCCATTACGAAAGATGACCTTATCGTATGTCTTTCCCATAAGTCGCTTTTCCCAGTAAGGTTTGATTTCTCTGTATTCCTCTGTTTTTTTACCAGACAAGATGATGTCAAACCATTTCTTTTTGAGTGTAAGGTGTAAATTCATCTACTATAATTTTTAATCGTTTTGCTATGAGTTCTACTATATCCACGGTCACGGCATTGCCAATGAGTTTGTAGCGTTGGGTACGAGCTATGGACTTGATTGTACCATTATAGTCACCATATTGTGTCCAATTGTCAGGAAAACCTTGCAGTCGTTCACACTCAATTTCCGTAAGTCTTCTGACTCCTTCCAGTAGATTGTTTTCTTGAAAGGCATTGCTCGATATAGTAGGGCAGATTTTGAGGTCTGCACCTTTGTTTTTGCCTCGTGGGAGTTGGCGTATTATTGTCATATCGGAATGTAAGCCTCCTGAATGTCCACCTCCTGTAAGAGTGCTTGCGGTTTTAGGAATGATATAGGTATCATCGGCGTTCATATTGCCGTTGGCTTTGAGTGTTCCACTAAGTTTGGCTTGAAATTGGTATGTTTTTTCTTTTCGAGGTGCGCAATCATCTTCTGTGATAGGAAATACTCCTGGCTGACTTCGTCCTGCAAGATGTCCGATAAGGTATATCCGCTCTCTATTCTGGGGTAATACCCACTTTGTATTAAGCAGTTGAAATTCAAGTCTATAACCCCCAATGTTGGCAAACGCTTGGATAATCGCCCAAAAGTCTGCGCCAGCATTTGAGGAGAATGCTCCCTTAACATTCTCCCAGACAAAAACACTTGGTCTGACCTCAGCAATGAGGGTAATTGCGTGCTGGATAAGGCTACTTTTGGCTCCTTTAAGCCCCGCTCTTCTTCCAGCACGTGAGAAATCTTGGCAAGGCGATCCGAAAGTGATAATATCAATGTCTGTAAAGTCTCCTCCGTGAAGAGTGGTAATGTCTCCGATGTATTTGGCATGAGGAAAATTGTATTTATAGTTAGCTATAGCGTGTTTGTCTATCTCACTAAAATAGTGCTCTGTGAACTGGTAGCCTGCCCGCTGAAAGCCGAGCGAAAAACCTCCAATCCCGCTGAATAAGTCAATGATTTTCATGTTTTTTATTTAGTTGCTCCTTTCTCAAGCCCATGCAATAGGAATAGTAGTTAATATTCACTTCATTATCAAGGAGGTAATCGTACCACTCTATGATTTTACCATGGGGTTGGTTACTTTTTAGGTCAAAGTATATATCCGAGAGACTGAAGAAGTAGTCAGAGATTAGGAATATATCTACACTATCATTACCTACGGAAAATTCATAGCTTAAATCGTGTTTCTCACAAAATTCCATAAGGAGCCTATCTACGGCTACCTCAAAGGCTCTTAATGGGGTGTTAGTTTGTTTTTTCATTTGCTTTTTGTTCTTTTTTCTTTTTATTAATGTCGTCCATGTGTAAATACATTATCTCGGTTAAATCGTTCGCGTATGCATTGAAGGCATTGAGTAGCTGCGGGTCTATCTTATTGGCCTTTTCAAACTCTTCTACTACTTCGTTATTTTTCTTCTTGCATTCCATAAATACCTGTTTAAGTCTAAACCTTGGATAGCTTTCATCAATCATGTGAAGTAATTCACTGGTAGCTTTGCAATAGGATAATGCCATAATCATATAATGAGCCATATTCTCCCGCTTAAGGATTGGTTTTACCTGATTTTCACGATAATCAGCAACGGCTATCTCCATGAGGTGCTCCGCTTCCTTTTCTGTGATTTGCAGCCCGCGGGCTCTTAGTTCTGTTATAAATTTTGTACTTTTCATTTTAAAAAGGTGTGTTACTTTTAGGATCTATTTTTGGCAAATTATTTTCTTGTTGTAAGAACGAGTTATATTGCCCTCCTCGTTCAAAAAATCGCATGTACTGTAGCTGACATCCCGTAATTATTCCTCCTGTTGTGCCGTTGCGAAACTTTGAAATAATAACCTCTACTTCATTGGCTGTAGGTGATCCGTCCTCCCATTGTGGTATTCCGTAATATTCAGGGCGATAGAGGAATAGTACATTGTCGGCATCCTGCTCTATGGCTCCTGATTCTCTGAGGTCTGAAAGCATGGGGCGCTTATCTGCTCGTGTTTCAACCCCGCGGGATAGCTGGGATAAGGCAATGATTGGTATGTCTAACTCCTTAGCCAACCCCTTGAGGGTACGGGATATTTCGCTAATCTCTTGGTCTCGTGTGCGGCCCTTTTGGTTATTACTAATGAGTTGTAGGTAGTCAATGTAAATGATTTTTACTTTTCTTTCCCTTACCCACTTCTTTGCTTTGATTTTTAGAGATAGTAGTGTAAGGAAAGGTTCATCATCAATATACAAAGGCAGTTTATTGAAAGAAGGACGGAGGCTTACTGCAACATCCATCTCACTTTGTGTAAGTGAGCCAAAAGCCAACTTGTTGCTATCTATCCCTGAGTAATTGGCAAAGAGCCTTGCCGTTAGTTGTCGTGCGCTCATCTCAAGGGAGAATATCCCTACAGGGTAGCCTAATCGTGCTTGATGAAGCGCATCACTAAGAGCGTATGCTGTCTTTCCCATGGCTGGGCGCCCTGCTATAATGACAAGATCACTCGGTTGGTAGCCGTTGAGTTTAAGGTTTATATCCCGTACAGCAGTAGGAACGCCTGCACGCTCAGATTTGGGTTTAAGGACTTCTGTTAAGTAATCTCCTATATCCTTGGGTTGTTTGATAGACAAACAATCAGACACTTTATCAAGCTCTTTGTAGGAACTATCAAGCAACTCGAATATGTCAGTATCTTCATCGTAGGCATTGTCTGCGAGAGTATTTCCTACCTCAATACTCTTGCGTTTAACGTACAATTGCATAAGAAGCATGGCGTGATATTGCATGTGAGCTGAAGACGATACCTTCTCTGTGAGTTCCACAAGGTAAGCCCCTCCTCCTGCTTCTTTTAGTTTTCCAGTCCTTTGTAACTCCGATCTAACTGTCATTAAATCCACAGCTTGTGAGGATTTGTACAAGGAGAGAATAGCATCGTATATCAGAGCATTTTTGGAATTGTAAAAAATATTTGTCCCTTTAACAACCTCTACAAACTCTGACACTCCTTGCTGTGTTATTAACATACCTCCAAGTACGACTTCTTCTAACTCAGGATCGTTTGGTGTTTTTTTGCTTTGCATTTTTAAATCTGTTTTTTTAATAACTTATCTCGTTCCCATTCTCATCAAAGCGAATGCGCTTAGGAGCTGTGGTTACAGGGGTATTTTTTGCCACTTCTTGCCTTTTTTTAAGCCAGTTTTTAAAGTGTGACCTGTAATCTCTCACTTCTTTTAACCGTTCTCCTTGTAACTCCAAATGCTGATTAAAAGCATCTAATCGCTCAGAAAGTATGTTTTTATCAATTACTTTTAGGTTTTTGATTATTGCATTACAAAGATTCTCGTCGTTTAAATAATCACGTTTTAATTCGCTGATTGATTTTATCACTCCGTTATCAGATGAGTAATATTTTTTCTCATCAGTGATGGCGGAGGCGTCTTTATCATCATTATCATTTACATTTACATTATCATTTACATTAGGGGTTTGGTTGGGGTTTTCTTGGGGTTTTTTAGGGGTTTGGTTGGGGTTTTCTTGGGGTTTTTCTTTTTTTGGTCTCCCTCCTTTTTTACCATGCTCTGCTCCTAATCTTCCATTCTCAAACCTTTGATTATTAGCGTCTAATTGAGGTTTTATAAGGGCAAACATCGCTTTTGTTATCGGCTTCTGATTTTCAGTTGTTACTCCGTTTAAGCCATACTCCATTATGGCTGTAAGCACTTCTCCCTGAATATCTCTCGGCAGTTCCTTTATCCCTTCATAAAAGCTCCTGTAAAAGACAAAACTTTCTCTTTCCATGGTTTGTTATTTAAATGAACATTTTCTCACTAACTTTGCCCTAAGCCCTCTCCTTGAGCATACATGACAAGTACAAGCGAGGGCATAGGTCAAAGAATGAATGAGTATCTATGATATTTTTTGCAATTCCTTTTCTTGTTGCTCTTTCTCCATTATTTCTATGAAGTCAAATAAAGTAGGCATGCTTACTTCTTCATCGGCAGCCTTGCAATAGGATGCCCCATCTAAAAAGTATTGAGGATTGAGTTCAAAACCTATCCCATAACGACCCTTGAGGATTGCTCGATAAGGCACTGTCATTAGTCCTCCAAAGGGGTCTAATACTACATCTCCCTTATTGCTCATCTGCTCAATCACACGGTCTGCTATATCAAACTGCATTGGGCAAAGGTGCATCTCTTTTCCTTTGCTCCATTGGGAACCATTAAGGGTAAGCATACGAGTAATATCCGTCCAAACTTCTTCGCTCCAGCTTTGTGGCTGTAAGAGCATAAAGGAAGTAGGGAGTTTGCCATATAGGTCTAATGTTTCCGCAATCTTTACATTGTGCTCGTGGTTATACACTTCATTAAGAGAAAAGTTTTTATACTCTTGAAAAATAACATTGTGTGGTAGTTTAGCAAGTTCCTCAGGGGTCAAACAACGATTACCAGAGGAGCGTGTAAATCCGTGTGCATCTATTTGCCACTTGGCGCGTGTGTAGTCTTTTTTACTCTTAACCACTGGATCATCTGCATAAGCGTTAGTTTTGTCGGTAGCTGGCTTTCTAAATAGTAATAAATATTCTGGCATACCTACTCCCATCTTTGTTCCGTCCTTACATTGTTCACTCCAACCCAAGCGATAGGTTTGGTTGTTCTCACGAACCACATCAGTAACAATGGTTTTCATTCCCATGTAAGCAAAGCCATGCTTGGTGTAGTGCTGTATGCAATCTACATGGAAAGGATACACTGTTTGTACTCCCATTCCTGATAGTCCCATGGGTACGATACGGTCTTTTACATGTATAGCTGCTATCCTGCCAGGCTGTAATACTCGGAACAAATTAGGGGTGAGATAGTCCATTTGCTTGAAAAACTCCTCATTGCTTTCAGAGTGCCCAAAATCAGCGTAATTAGGGGAGTACTCATATTGGGTGCTGAAAGGTATTGAGGTTAGGATAAGTCCCACACTATTATCTTTCAAAGCGTGAGGATTTTCGTTAGGATTGAGTTCTAATACATTGTCGTTATTGACGATCTTGTAATTTCTCCCTTCTATCTCTATACGCTCTACCCCTATTTTGCGGGTGAGTACTTGTGCCATTTCAGAATGAGATAGCCCGTATTTCTTGATTATTTCCGTCATATTCTTTACGAGTTTGTTGTGATTTTTCCACTTGGTTTCTAAGGTTTTTCGTACGTTGCGTTCTGCTTCTGTGTATATCAAATCCACACGTACCTTGTTCTTTTGGAGGAAGCGCTGTAAGCGGTGTATAGATTGGATAAAATCGTTGAACTTATAGCCTATTCCTAAGTATATAGCCCAGCTGCAATACCTTTGAAAGTTACACCCTGAACCTGCTATCACGGGCTTTGCTCCTAACTCCTGCAACTCACCATAAGAAAAAGCTCTGATAATCTCCTCACGCTTTTCAAAATCCTGAGACCCATATATTGATTTAAGGGTTGGGATAGCCTTTTCAATTGCTTTGCGTTCGCTTTCCAAATCATGCCATATTACACGATGTGCTTCAGGGGCTTCTGCTCGGAGTTCTAACATCTTTTGGATACGGTCCTCTAATGAGTCTCTTTTTTCCTTGGCCGAGGCTTGCAAGCCTAATGCTACATCTTTAAACAAAAGCCCTTGCCCATGTTTATCAAACCCCGCGTCTAAGTGATTGGTAGGTATTTCATGCCAACGCAAATCTAATTCAGGGAGGATATACCCTATATCGTCTGCCTCATTTTGGGTAATATCAGAAGGCTTTGTAACAAAAAGTCCCCAAGAGGATACCCATAACCAAAATTCCTCTTCTTTATGAGCATGTAGGGTGAGTTTGTCAGCTTTGGTACTATCACGCTTAAAGAAACGTGTTTTGGCTTGCGATACATCCATTACCCCTAAAAAGTCAGCATACGCTAATAACTCTATATAATCATTAGGGGAGGGAGTGGCTGTGGCTACAAATCGATATTTGATATTATCTGCTCCTCTACGTTGTTGCATGGGTCCAGCATCGCCTGTAAATAACCTCATAAACTCACGGAACGTTTTAGAGCCTCCCAAACCTCGGAGGATACTCGCCTCGTCAAGGCTTGCCACTTGAAAGTGTCGAGGGTCTAACTTTCCATCCCTGATACTTTCATAATTGGTGAGGTATATCCCATCCTTGTTCTCTGTTTCCTCGATACGTCGAATAAACTTAGGGGCTACCTCCCAACCAAGGATATTTTTAGCATCCTCGATAAACTCTTGTCGTACAGATAGCGGGCAAACTATTAGCCCTTTGCCACCTCCTGCCTTTTGAAGGACTACTCGTACTGCTTCCAGCTGGGTAACGGTCTTATGTAGCCCAAAAGAAGCAAAGCAGGCACGCCTACCCCCCTCTACCATCCACTTTACCATTAATCGGTTGTGGGGCTTCATTCGTGGGTTAATCTCATCAAGGCTACAAGGAAACCCTTGCTTAGGAGCTATCTTGATTTTGTTCTTTAAAAACTCTTGATACTCGTTCATTTTTGATTTGAAATTAGAGATTTGATAAAGATTGCCGCGCGCTCAATCTCCTTTCAAATCGGTTGTTTTTTTATTGTTTGAATAATTCAGGGTTGTCGTGAATGTTTCCGATTACTTCTCCCCTTGTAAATTTACTCATATTCTCTGCTATGTAAGGGTCTCCAATAGTTCTTAAATAGAATAAATGGGCATCTTCATAATCACATACAACTTCCCATATTTTATTACAGAATTTGATAATATCACCCTCATAAATTTCTTTGTTTCCTATAGTGTATACTCCAGAAAATTGTCCTAATGTTTCAGGTAATATTTCATTTTCATTCAATCCGTTGAAGTCAGCATAATCTACAATGTAATGAATTGTATAACGTACTGATGTCTCAATAACTGGACTTTCTTCTTCTCGTATGAGATAATATCCGTATACCCATTTTCCTTGTGGAGTTTTACCTCTGAACTTTATAGTTCTTATCTTTTTATCATAAATATTCATTTACTTTATGTTTTTAATCTTAGACCCCGCTCACGGATCGAACGTGAGTGCTTTCCTGTCGGGGGGTCCTTCTAAAGAAACTAATAACTTTCCTCCTCCTCTGGTCTTACTATATACTCATGGCAAAAGGCGTGGTCAATTACGGCTTCTATCTTCATTACCTTGGCCCCTGTGCTTTCATCTACAAAGTTCTCAGGCCATTTTCGGTAGAGTGTCTCAGCTAAGTACTTATCCTTCATCTCAGATAGGTTAGAGGTGGTGAGGATCTCCTCCTCAAAACGATTAACGGTTTCTTTCATTGCTTATTTTCTTTTAAATCTTGCTTATTTACTTTTTTGCATTGGTTTTTAGTCAGTTAGAAATGATTTTTTGCCTTGCTTAACGAGGGGTGAAACTTGCTTATTCCTCATCGCTTATTGGTTCAGGCAAATCTAATCCGAAAAAATCCATACATAGCTGCCTGATTTGCTGTTTAAACTCCTTCTCCCATTCGTAAGTGGTCAGCTTGGTGCTGCTCTTCGGTACTCTTACTACCTCCCCAGTGGCAGGATTGACACGCTCTTCATAGTTACAAGTTGTCTTTAACAGCGTATGCACTTCATTAGGATTGTATAATTCCCCCCACTCGTTATAGATAGCTGTCTGTATGAGTGGTATCCAGCAAGCCCAATAAAAGGCATTTTGTTCATTGCTCCTTTTCTTGCTACGCCTTTCAATGGTTAGGTTGATAGGCAAGCCCTCAAAGGAGCCAATCGCACGAGTTACCATTTCTCGGTTACCTACCAGCTTGCCGTCTTTAACGGTAGTGGGGATTGTTATCTTCTTCATTGTCTTTGAGTAATAGATAGAGGAATATAGCCGTTACCATGGCATGGGTAGCTTTGGTATAGTCCCTTAGAATTATCAAGCTAAGGACATTAAGGGCTAACAACAGGACAATCATTACTTTTGTCATAATAAAGGTTTTGCGATTTCTAAGAGTTCTTTTTGTTCTTCAAGGAATTTTTCTGCTGTTTCATCATTTTTAAATATGAACTTGTATGGTTCTGTTTCTTTTAGTATTCCCCATACCATAAAATTGTTATCACAATCCAAAGTAACAGAAACACCCCTTTGTTCCTTATCCTTCTTATTAGGGTGCCAACCTTCATTGTAATAGTCTCTGAGGAATAGTAATCTCCTCAGCGCTTCAGCAGCATCGGCTAATTCTTGCGAAGGATAACCTTTATATTCTTCCTTATCGTATTCGCTTTTAGGTTCATAGAGTCTCATCGTTTTTTTCCACGCTTCCTCAAAAGTTGGTACAGGTGCTCTTTGTTCAAAGCCTTGAAACTCTACTTTATAAGGAATCGTTGAGAGAGTGGAAGTTTCACAATTGCAACCCCAAACATTAATCATATTACCTTTTTCAGTGTAAAAGACACTACTTTGCATACATAAAGGTTCTAACCTATATTTTGAAAAGAATTTAACCTCTAATTGAATTTTATCATTTTTATTATGAATTTCTACTATTTTTCCATCTATGTCAGGAAAAAATACTTGGTCATAGACTTTCATTCCTACTTTAAATACTGTTTCCATTTTTTCTTTATTTTAAGTTACTAAAAAGGCAAGCCGTCCTCCCCATATATCGCAGGGTTTGGCTCTCTTCCATGGTTATCAAACAGCTGCGGTTGTTGTACCTGCTGTGGTGCTCTTTGTGGAGGAGGTGCAGGCGCTGTTTGTGCTACTGGTTGCTGTGGTGCCTGCTGTACTGGCTGCTGATAAGCTACTTCCTTGTATTTCCATTGTCTTTTACTTATAAAAACTTCTACTTTTATGCAGCTCCAAAACCTCGCTGCTTTCCTTTCTATTTGCTTCAATAAATGCCCTTGCTTGCTGTATGCTTAGGTGAGTATTGATATTGCCGTAAGCGTGGGTATATTCTCCATTGGCTCGTGCTTCTTCAATTGCCTGCTGTATGTACTCCTCGCAGTAATTATGCTCAATAGCATAGAGGTCGTAACCTTTAGCGGTGATACCTTCCAAATGTACTGTATCGGTAGCGTGGAATATCTTTTGACCATTGAGGAGGAAGATCCGCCAACCGAAATTAGGTACATCGTGGTACAGCTTTACAGGTGACACCTTGAACGTTCCGTAATCGTATATCTTACCCACTTGCAATACATCTATATTCTTGATACATGGTAATTCTTCTAAGAGGAAATCACCACAAGCCACTCGCAAGGTTGGTCTTTCAGCTTGTAACCGCTGCAAAGTACGTATTTTTAGGTGATCGCTATGCTTGTGGGTAAGGAGTACTATTTTCAAAGAACGTTTGACTGCTTCTAAGGCTTTGAAGGAAACGCCGCAATCTACCATTATTGCATTGTTGTATATTACGGCGTTGCCCTCGCTACCCGAACTAATGACTTTTGCTATTCCCATTTATTTTCTGTTAGGTTATATACCCATCGTGGGAAGTATCTCATTTCAGGGCGTTCATCATATTCAAAAGCCCACTCTAAGCCAAAATACTCAACCATTACATCTCTTGGATTTTCGGCTGTTATCTTAATCACACAATCGCGGTCTAATGTTTGCCCATTAAGACGATATACGTGCGATTGTCCAAGGGTAAAATAACTTGTTCTCATACTTACAAGGTTTTAAAATCAACTTGTTTAGGGCCTTCTGAAGGGGCAGGAGCAGGTGTAGGAGCTACTGGCTCTTCTTGGGCAACAACCTCAGTAGGTTCGTTTTGTTCTACGATAACAGCATCTTGTACATACCTACCTGTTTGCGGATTATCTATATAACGCCCCTCGCTATCTGCTTGGTCTTTCTCTATGGCATTCTGCATCTCTACTGATAACACCCCGTAGCGATTAAGCAGGAGCTTGAGTACTGTTTTCTTTGCCATAGCGTCAAATTCGTTTCTCCACACTCCTCTAAGCTCACCTGTCTTTTTATCCATGCCACTCTGGGAGTACTTACTTACGTGTGCCTGTACCTGCTCAAGGCTCATATATAGTGATTGCTGAAAGCCATTTTGTAGTTCTATATAAGCCAAATAGCCTATGACTTTGCCTTCTGGATTTTCTCCAAGAAATTCAGTGTGTCCAGTGAATTTATTACGCTTAATCTCGCCTTCTCGTACCTCACAAGTGTTAATGGTTCTATATTGACCGCTGCGGATAGCCAACTGAATAAAACCCTTATATCCCATTTGAAATTGTGGGTGTACTTCTTGGGTCTTCCAATCCTTGTAAGCGATAACATACGCATACCCTAAGTTCTTGTTAAGTGGCAGGTTAAGGGCTGTGGCATTCAATGCACACTTCATAAGCTCTGTATTATCGCATTGCAACAGTTCTTTATTGCTATCTGAAAGGGCTAAGAGGTTTGACACAAATTCTGATTTTCTTGACCCTAATGTCTTTGTTAGGAAATCGGCTGTGTTAGCTTGATTGAGGAAGTTTCCTAATGTTAGTTTCTTCTCTGTAGTGGTGATTGTTGTACTCATTATTCTATGATTTTAATGTTATTACTAATGATATATGCTTTCAAGGCTTTGAGTTGCTCCATGGTACCTTGTACGGTGAAACTGGTTACCATCAAATTAGGAACTACTTCTTGAGGAGCTGGAGCAGGGGCTTCTTGAGGTGGGGCGGGTACTTCTTGAGGTGTTGGAGCTGGTACTTCTTCAGGAGCTTGTAGCGGTGCCACTTCTTTTGCCCTTGCTTCGGCTGCTAACCTTGCTTGCTCGGCTGCTGCTTTTTGCGCTTCAAGGCGTTGTAACTCGTATTCTCTTTGCTGCTTGCGATATTGAGCGTTACGTATAGCAGTGGTTATATCAAGGGTTTGCTTGTAGTCTGTTAGAATCTCCGCCTTATACTCATCAGGATCATTAAGGCTTTCAATCATTGCAAGGCTCTTAACCACGTTGTCAATGTTAGTGTTTACGATGTCTTTCAAGCTCTTGTCACTATCACTCAAACCTATCTTTAAACCAAGCCTTTCAAAAGGAAGGAAGTCAATATTATTTGCCTGACATAACTCTGTAAAATAAGCCCTGATACGTGTTTCTTTGTCTGCTTTTAGCTTTCTGTCAAACTCATCAATTTTCACCTTAAGAATGCTATCGGCTTTCTCATATTTTACCTTGATAAAGGAGTTATATGCTTTTTCAAAGGCCTCATAAGGCGCTACTACTTGCTCTTTGATACGTTTGCGCTGCTCTTCAAAGTCCTTTAGCTCTTTATTGAGCATTGCCCTGGTGTCCTTAACTGCTTTCTTAGTGTCCTCTGTTACGAGTTGTTGGTCTAAATCAAGAGCTGCGATACGCTTGTCAATCTCTTGCCCCACGCTTTCCAATCGTTCATAGACGATCACTGGGAGTTGTTGTACTGTGATTAAATTCTCATTCATTTTGATATAATTTTGATTGTTATTCTTCGTATTGGCTTAGTCTCTCACGAAACTCAGCCGCTATATTCTGCCTTGCTACATCTATGTAGTTGATATAGTCATTAATTGGCACTTCACGGGTTACTTGGCTATCAATAGGGAGGGCTAAAAACCCTATCACCCTATCACTATCAGCACCAAAGCCCCATATATGGTGCTCGTCTATTCTGTCAATTTGCAAAAGCCAATCACCTATCTCATAGCATTTGCCCTTTTCTATGGTTGTTTTCATTGTTCTTTGCTTTTAGTGGTTACTATTTCAAGTGTATCACTGTCATATAGTCCGTAACAGTCCTTATTGAACCTTACCTTGACTATCTCAAGCCCTTCGTTATTGACTATCTCTACAATCACCCCTACTTTGCCCTTTTGGTTTGCAGGGTCTTTTGGAATAAAAGGACTTACCCTTACTTTATCGCCTATTTTCATATTACCATGTTTTAGATGTTGCATAATCTGGGTACAGCCCCTCAGTATCATAGAACTCATACTCGGCATTGGCACGCTTGGTAAGGAGGGCTGTTAGTTCTCTTTCTTGATCATCTGTTAGTTGGACTTCATCATTTTTAACGCTTACCTTGGTAATCTCAACTTCATGCCCTGTATAATCAAAGGTTATATCGTATATCACTGAGCACCACCAATCGTCCTCATACTCTGTTTCAGTGATAAATTCGTGCTCAATAGTGCTGTATCTATCTTCATGAATGTTAAGGTAGTCATTGCCACTATAGTAAGGTGTATTACGCTCTTCTTGCATAAGACGAGCAAACTCAAAGGGTGTCATTGTTCTCATCGTAGTACGTATCTAAGTTGTGATTCTTTAAGTAGTTCTTGTAAGGAGTGTAGTGCCAAGCAGTCGCTATACGCTTCTTTCTGCTTGCTTGTTAGCTCATTGTAACGGCTCTTTTCGTAGCACAAATAGCCGTCAATCACTTGTAGTTGCTGGTCTTGCACTTTTTTTGATTTGTGCTTGCAAGAGAAAATTTTTTGAAGTATCTTTGCCATCGTTAAAAATTTTGTTTGTTATACACACGCCTCGCAACTTTGCGGGGCTTTTTTTGTTAGCTGTTTTGTCTTGCTTTCTCAAATTCAGCGTAAAATTGTGTTGCATACTCTGATATATCAACGTGTTCTTTCAGTTTAATTGAAGACTTGCCCCCTTCCACAAGGGCAAGTTCTTCATTAAGGCTAATAATCTCGCTTGCCAATTCTCTAACCAGACCCTCTAAGGAGAACTTGAGCAATGTTATTCGCTCTAATCTTCTTTTCAGGTGTCTTTTTAGCTCGGTATTATTCATAACTATTCTACTTTAACTTCGTCAATTGAGTACCCATAACTCTCATAGAGCGGCATTAGATTGACATTTAATAAGGTGTTACTTCTTCTTCTGGCAGACTCTCGTATTGCTGTCTGTGTCTTTTGCATTATAAGTGCTATTTGTAGGCTTAATTCATTATTAGTTAATATCTCATTAGAGATAGCCTCTGACAACTTACCCGTAATGGTGCGTTTTTTTTTAACCTCTTTCATTGCTAATTAAATTATATTTACTAACTTTGTTGCGTAAAATGTTACTCATTTTTCACGATGCAAAGATACAAAACATTTTGTAAAGTACAACACAATAAGTAAAGTATCTATGTTAATTAATGTGTTAAAGTTTATAAGGTGTTGATTTTGAAAAAGATAAAATAATGAATTTAGAAGAATTTATCAAAGAGAGTATAAGTAATATTGTTAGAGGTGTAGAGTGTAGTCAAAAAGAATTAGAAAATACCAATGCTGTAATTAATCCATCAACAATCAATGAAAAGGGGTTTATTGATAGTAGAGGAAGAAGGAAAGTTGTCGATGTACAATTTGATGTAGCTGTTACTGTTGAAAATATAGACGAGGGTAAGAAAGGATTTAAAATAGCAGTTGCAGATATTCTTTCTTTAGGAGCTAATAGCCAAGAAAAAACGGCTAATCAAGTAATTAGCCGTATAGCGTTTGAAATACCTGTATTACTACCAGTGAGAGACAAACTAATAGAGAAAGCAAAAGCGGAAAATAATAGGAGTTTGGACACTTTTGCGAATATGGTTTAGAAAGTAGTGTTTGAAACCTCCTCAAAATCAGATTTTAAATTAAGGTTGTTTTCCATTACCAGATTATTGGTATTGTGTAATAGTTTTTGTTTAAAATCAAAGGAAAGGTTATTATTAACGATTTGTTCAACTACCTGCCAGCTCACTTTGTCTCTGCTTGTCAAAAAAAGGGCTGTTTCAAGCTCCTTAATATAGGAATGTAATTCTTTTTCTGTCATAACAAACGAATTTTTAATTAAAGCACAAAGGTATGGAAAATAATTCAGATACACAACAAAATGTAAAGCAATCTATCCCTATCAATGATAGATTTTTAGAAGTGCTTAAACATTACAACTATTCAGGATATAAACTTTCTCAAGAAACCAATATATCCCAGTCTCAAATAACTCATATTAAAGGCTACAGAAATAAAGTTAGCGATGATGTTATGAAAGAGTTGTTGAAAAAATTTCCTGAAATCAATAAAGACTGGCTCCTCACTGGCAATGGCTCCATGCTCGTCCCACAGATAGAAGAAGCTGTACCGGAGGAGGAAGAGGAAGAAGACGATTTAGTATTATTCCTAAGAGACGAGCGCAAAGGGTATGATATTACCCTGACTGATATTTATGAGAAAACACGTATCCCCGTAAAAACGCTTAAAGAGGTACAACAAGGTGTAACAGAACTATCCACAAAGCAAAAGAATGTTTTATCTAAGTACATAGAGGAAGCAAGGGAATACTTTCGGGAAGGAGAGGTTTTAGGATCTCCTGAGGGGGAGCCAACAGGTTATTATTACCCTGAAGTATATGCAAAGGCGGGATTTGACTTTTTATCACTCAGTAGTGAAGTCAATAAAATACCTGTATATGTTCCTAACTTCGGAAGAGACGTGCTATTTATAAATGTTTATGGGGATAGCATGTACCCCAAATATAAATCAGGCGATATTATAGGAATAAAGCCTGTGGATTATGTGTATTTAGTATTTGGACACCCTTACGTGATTGTTTTTAACAATGACGATATAAATATCAAATATGTACGAAAAGGTTCGGACGATCAGCATGTGCTATTAGTTAGTGAGAATGCAAACTACGAACCTCGTGAGTACCCCCTTAGTATTATCCGTGCATTTTATGCTGTGAGAGGAAGTTTTAATAAAGAAAGAATGTAATAGTCATGGGGATTACTATAAACAAAGTATTGGAAATAGACGATGAAAATATTGTCTATTCTTCTAAAATTCCTGAAAGTATAATCATTGGAAACCTCGTTTTTGATAAACAATACGAGGAAGCTATAGCTTTAGGGAAAAATCTTTTACAGAAAAATCCTAAAGATTATGGAGTTCATATTAATCTAATGGAGGCGTATTTCAAAGCAAGAAATGAAGATCCTTCTTATTTCAATTTATCAACATTTCATGCAAAACAAGCTGTTATATATGGACATAATACAGGGCTTGCACAACAAAGGCTAGCTATAAATTTGGAAAAGGAATTGAAAATACATCAAGCAATCCAACTATGTGATATTATACTTTCGGATAAGTTTTATTTCTCTTTACATGGATTTGGAAGCAAAGAAGATTATACCAAGAGAAAAATTAGACTTATCAAAAAACTTGACAAGTCTATAGACACGGAGTATGACAGGCTTTTTACAGATGAGGAAGTAAGATTGATATATGATAATTTAAGAAGGAATATTACTTTTAATGTATGAGTTCTATCAAGTAGTAGCCACGGCGATTGTGGAGCGGATAGCGTATTAAACCTTAAACCATATTTAAAAATGAGTTTTGATTTTTTCTTTGATATACACATTACCATTGTGGATATACTGACATTCTTTTTGTCGCTTGGTGTGGCTATATGGTCTTATTTCATCAATAGAAAGTTGAACAAACAGCAGGAAATTATCAATAAGTATCAAATAGATAGCTATTCAAAAGCTGATATAAAAATTGAAGTTAGTGATTTAGGTAAGGGCAAAAGAGCACTTGTAATAAGAAACATAGGGTACTCACCTGCAAAAAATATTTGTATTGATTGGAATGGATTAGATAAAGAGGATAAAATATCTATAAACGATCAACATAAGTTACCATACCCTATCCTTAACAATGGAGATAGTTTTAGCTTTTATGCGCTTCTTTATGGGTTGGAAAATAGATCTCCTGTTGTTTTTATCCTATGGGAAGATGATTATTCTAAGAACAATAGAAAAGAAACATCAATATCTTTTTAG